GAATCAACAACAAGATTTAACTTGCTGTGTGTTGTAAAGGTGCATAATAATTGTGTTTTCATTATTTTCTAAAAGCTCCTAATAAATCTGACCAATCTGCTTTATTTAATTTATAATCTGATGTTGTATCTGGAAAACCATTCATTTGACCTTGTTTCCATCTAAACATAATAGTTATTGAACCCACAACACCAGTTTCTTGAGTTCCAATGTGTAATATAAAAGAGTATCCACTTCCACTACCTCTTGTTTCGTAGTCTGCTATGAACTCACCCTCTGGTAATGTTTTATCATATAATTTTTCACTAGGAATAAACCAAAATACCTTTCCTGCTTTAGCTGCATAAAATAAACTGGTTTTACCAACACTTAATTGTCTTTTAAATAAATTGTGTAAACCTTTTCTAATATCATCATCATACTCATCTGAAAACTCTTTAAAAATATTATCAAAATGTTTGTCTCTTAAACTATTCCACTCCATACCATAGTCTTCGTATATTTTTCTACAAAAATCTCTAAACTTTGTTTTTTTAATGCTCATACCGAGAGCTGTATTTAAAACTTCTAGTTCATCTTTGGTTATGGTTTCTTTTTGGAATCCGTCCCAAGTTTCTTTTTTGTGTTTAGAAAATATTTTTTTAGCTTCTTGTTTTTTATCACCTTTAATTTTACCATTGAAAGTTTTTTCAACTAAATTTACCCAGTCTTTACACATAGCATCCCAATGTTCACGATAACTATCTAAAAAGTATTTTGAATTTACATTCGGTAAACCTAAAGCTTGGAAAAAAGTATTGACTGTTAAATTTTTTAATTGTCCTTTTCCTTTTTTCAAAGACACCCCAACATCACCATAACCAGTAAATTTACCACCAATGTCACCGGCTCCATAAATTGACTTGTCATTAGTTGGACCAGTCCACAAAACTGGTTTACGAGCTTTTCCAAGATTTTTTACAATTGAATTACCAAGTGCTATAGCGTCTGAAACTACACCTGGATTTATGTTTTTTGATTTATCAAAAAATGAAACACCTCTTGGGTCAACATAAGCTTTGTCTTTTAAATTTTTAACTGGTTTTGCACCACTACCTTTTGCAGCTACGATAGTTCCGTTTTTAAAAAACTTACCTACATCTTCACCTGTTTTGAAGGGGCCTTTACCTCCACCTACAATTATTCCAGTTATTACTTCGTGGTAAAATGTGGTGTCTGATGTATCACCTTTTACCTCGTTAAGTTTAGTTTTTACCACATCAGATTTTTTTGTAGTGATATTTTTTATAACCTCTACGATAACTTTTTCTGGTAAGTCCATATCTTTTAAAACTTCACTCAACACAATCATATGTTTAGAATTATGTAGATTAATCATTCCGTCATCTAAACGAAAAGACCACTCCACTAATATTTTTTTAACTAAATCGTTCATTAATAACCTACTCCGATTGAACCTGCATGAGAACTTAAATCATTAATGTGAGCTTTATTATAATATTCCACATACTCTTGATTAAATTCTCTACTATAATTTACTTTTTTTACCGGTAGATTACTTCCTAGTGCAACAAAGATAGTTAATTTATCATCTCCATCTAGCATAAATAATTTACCTGTTTTATCTTTTACTACAACTGGTGGTGTAAACTTTTTTGGTGGAATTGATTTTATTCCGTCATAAATTTCTTTGTAATTAAATCTTTCTTGTCCGATTAAGTGACGAACATCTCTACCGCTTGCCATCATTGAAGGTATTTTTGAATTGTTTAATCTTGATAATTCTTTTTCTGAAAGGTATTCTAATTGATTAATTTTTTGTAATTTTGTCAAAACATCATCTTTGTCTTTTGCGAATTCAGGCATAACTTCTTTAAATTTATTATTGTTTAAGTATTCGTCTGTAATTTGATTCATTTCAACCTTTGTAAAAGGGCGAATATGACGATACTTAACCATTTCCATTAATTTAATCATTAAACTTCTCTGTTATGTTTTGTATTTTGTGATAATCTTTACCCCAGGCAACTTTTACCGGATAGGTGTTGTTTTGTTCAATAGTTTGTTTGATTTCTTTTATAAAATCTATTCCGTCTTCTTTATGAAAATCAAACAAAAATGAATCATAACTATACAAAACAATTTTTGTTTTCTTACCTTCTAACATTGGAATCAAATCATCTAACATTTTCATATTGTTTTCAGTTTCCAATAATTGAATACAATAATTGAATAATTTACTTTTATTAGTAAACCTGATATTACTACCAATCTTTCTATTATAAATATCAGAAACCACAAAATTATTTCTTTTATACTCTTGCCATTTTTTATCAATATACTTTTGAACTTTTGAGAAAAATGGTATTTCTTTTGCTATTTTGTAAGGTATTTCACCATACAAATATTTAAAAGATAATGATTTTGATTTTAAATAATCTACTCCATATTGTTTTGCTAGATATTCGTGAACTGAACCATTTGGAAAATCATAACCGACTATTTTTGCAATCAATCTTAAATGATAAGCATCATAATCCATTTCAATCATACAACCCTCATCACCATAGCGACTAACATATTTTTGTCTTGTTCCGTCTGATTTATTTAGTGCTGCAAAATTAACACCACCAAAACGATTACTTGGTCTACCAGTTGAAGTATAGATATTATACTGAGAATATTGATATTCTTCATCTATTGTGAATAATCCATTGTGTTCAATTTTGGTTAAATTATTGATAACGTTTTGATTATATTGTTGATTATTTTTATCATAATAATATAAATCTCTCATCTTGTTTACCAACTTTCTATTGTATTCCAAGTGTTTCATAATTGGGATATATCTGTTGATATTTTTTAAGTTATGGAAATTTATATTGAAAAAATCGTGTGAATTCGTCGTTAAATTATCAATGTAAAGTGGATTACCAGCTTCCAAATAAAATGTCAAATTGGTATCATTTAGTGAGTTTAACGATAGGATATGATTGAAAGATTTCCTATCATAAATATACTTATTTTCTTTATTAATGTCAAGAGCTTTTTCAACAAATTTTAAATTTAAATCGTTATCTTGTCGTTGTTCTGAGTGGTTCAACACGATAATGTTTTCTTGATTTGTCGATAACCATTTTACATACAACAATGATAATTCGTTTTGTATTGGATGCAGATTCTTATCACATAATGTTGGTATCAATACCATTTCACTATTGATATTAGATTCAATAATTTTTTGTAGTTGCTTTTTATTCTGAACTATCATATAACCTTTATTTACTTATAAATATAATGTAAAAAACTCAAATTACAAAGTTTTTTTAATAACCACCTCCACCTCCACCACCGGAAGAACCACCACTCGAACCACCACTAGAACCACCTGATGAACCACCACTTGAACCACCATCAGAACCACCGGTAGTTGCTACTGGTGAACTTGTAGAAAAATTTGATGTCTTGTAATAAGATAGTGGTGATACTACTAAAGATAATCCTGGATAGAATATATCTTGAGATTCTATTAAACTATTATTTTGTGCGTAAACATCATCTTCATTACCACTAATTTTAAGTGTTAATTTTAATTTTTGGTAAAAAGGTGTTTCTTGTTTGTAGTCATTTTGACTAATTTGAAATACTTTTGAGCTTTTATCGTTAGCTTGTTTTGCAAAATAAATAGTAAAAAATCCTTGTTCATAATCGTGTTCAGAAGGTGATGTTCTTGTTTCCTCTAAATAAATTTGTGATTTTTTACCCGCTAAAGCGGTATATTTATAAAAGTCTGAAACCTCTCCTTTGTTTCTAAAAATTAAAATTGATGTGGACTCGTGTGCTTCACTAGTCATATAAAATTCTCTTTTGTCGCGAGTTCTATGAATATGATATGGAATACCCTCTGGTATTTTTCGTTCTTTAATATCTACAAACTCATCCTTTTTAGTAACACCCGCACTTCTTATTACTTCAAAAGAAGTTTTTGTTATTATATCTATAAGTTGTTTACTCATTTCTAAATCCTAAATTTGATAGTTCTGGATTATCAGATAAATTATCAGTATCATTAAGTCTACTACTATTATTTTTTTCAAATTGTTTTCTAGCTTCTAACACATTGTCCGCTCCAACAATACCACTTGTTGTTTTGTATTTAAACAATACTCTACCGGTTATTTCAGTAGTCCAAGTTGATGAGTCTACGGTTTGTGATGCGTTTTGAATAAAAAAATAACAATTATCTTTAAATTTATCAGGTAAATAATTACTTGTGTAGATGTTACCAGGTGATATACCGGCTATTCCGTCCATACTCATTGTATTGGTTAAAAACAATAGTCCAAATTCATCATAAGGTGCTTGTTTAAACCTTGTTCCTTGTAAATTTTCAGTATTTTGAAGTTCTTTTCTTGATTTTAAAAATCCGTTTTCACTATAATTACCAGGAAAGTCTATTGCATATTTAACATTATTAGAAGTTTCTGTTGATTTTTCATTGACTTTACTATTAATTTGTTCATTTCTTAATTTTATTTTTTCTCTATTGGCATCTGAAACTGATGATAAAGATAAAGAGTCTCCTTTACCAATAGCCAATGGTTCTGTATAATCACCATCTTTTTGTCCATACTCTTGAGCACTAAAAATGGTTGAAAAATCTTTATATAAATATGGTTCAATTCCGTTTTGAATTTCTTTATTAAATGAAGTGTATTTATTACCAACTCTTTTTAACCTATCGAACTCAATTTGTGCAGAAATACTAGCTCCTGTTTTACTATCAATTGTAGCATCAGGAGCGTTTGCAAATTGTTGTGATAATAAAATTTTAGTTCCTTCATTTGTGATGTCTGATTGTAAATTTGTTGATTTTATAAAACTTTCAGTAGTCTTGATTGGAAATTCATATTGTAGTTGACTTTCAGGTTTAAAATTTTCCGTAAATCTTCTTTCTGTAAATAAAATATGTCCTTCGTTTTCTTTTACATTTACAATTGGAATCAAATTAAACAATGGTGTTGTTGTGTTAAATGATTCTAATAAACGATTTACACAAATTCCAAGTGTTGTTCCTTCTTTAAATCTTTCTTGTAAATGATTTACATTTATAAATACATTTCTCAAAATACCTTCATTTTCGTTTTTACTATCGAACGAGCGTATTGTTTGTTTATCTAAGCTTTCGAAAGAAGATTTTCTAAACGTTTTTAATTCTTCACCTGAAAATTTCTCCGCCGCACGTTTATAAGTTTGAAATTGAAGTTCATCTAATTCATCTTCAGTTTTTACATCTTTAGTCATTACTGTTTCCAAAGATTTTAAAAACTTAAGTTTTTCAGATGTTCTTTTTAAATCTTCAATATTTGGAATAAATTTATCTTCTGTATCTATTATGCTTTGAAGTTGTTCTAATGTGATGTCCGGATTTAATTCCACAGCTCCCCTAACATTTTGTAATGTTTTAGAATCAGAGTCGAAGAAAACTTTTGCGTATTCGAGTTCAACATTTTCATTATAAGAATCTTCATATGCTTTTATTCTATTATTTCGTCTTTCTTTTTCTTCTTCTGAATTTAAACCTAATTTGAATTTACCTGGAAAAATAAAACGATTTATATCTGGTGTTAAAAATCCTTTATGATTAACTATTTTTTCTTGAACTGGTCTATTTTCTTCATTTCTAACACTTCTAATTTTTACAATAGGTTTTCCATCTTGAGTGATTCTACCAAAATATCTATTCAATATATTATCTTCAAACCAACCCCAACGCACCCAAGTTTGTTCTGAATTATATTCTGATGGTTTTGTTTCTTTTTTACCAGAAAATGTAAAATCTGCACCATCAACATCAACCGTCCTACTATATGCTGGTAATGTTTCTTCATCAATTTTTTGAACAAAATTTTTATTGTAAACTATGTTTGATGTTATTTTAACATCTCTTTCAACTAAAAATTCTTTATATCGTTCTATTATTTGTTCTTTCTTCTGTTGTAGTGATTTTCCATCATTTTGTTCTTGGAATCTTCTATTTGTTTCTATGTTTATACTTCTTCTTTTTATTCTCTGTCCACCTGCATCTCTTACTAAACTATTCTTATCCCAATTTTTCCAATCCTGTGCATCATATTCTTCCGTTACTTCATCTTTAATTTTATCATATAAATCTTGAGCTTCTTTTGATTTTTCTAAAAGTATTGCATTAGACTCATCAAAATTTCTTTTAATGGTTTTGTTTAAAATATTTACTTGCCCTCTTACTCCATTGTTTAATTTTTCATTAATTATAATGTCTAGATTGTCAATAGTGTATGGGAATAATTGTTCTTGTTGTGTTAAGACTTCTAATTCTACTTCTAATTCTTGTTCTGTGGTATCTACTCTAGTGTTATCGGCAACTGCTGTTTCAAATTCACCAACTTCTCTAGGATTTGTATTCACACCAGGAACACTCATATCCATATTAATCGGAAGTGTTTGACCATTACCACCATCTTCTTTAGAATTTACACTAACACCAGTTGAATATTTTGATATTAATTTTTCAGGATTTTCTACACCAGGTGCGTATTGGTCGAGACCAGGTCTGTGAATTTCGTTTCCTTTTGATACAAATTGAGTATCATTATTGATTCTTGTATTAAAAATATCTACCCCTTGCGACATAATCTCGGTTTTGCACTCAAAGCCAGTTCCAGTTGATGACCATTCAAAATTTTTTACAAAACCAAGAACCGCATCAAAATTACCTTTACCTTTGGTAAGAACTTCTTTTCTTAATTTTGTTGGGTCATTTATTTTTTGTAAATTTTGTGGTGTGATAAAAGAAGTTCTTTGTTCATCTGGATAAGCCCAACCCCACTCTACATATACCAATTTATTTAAAGTTAAAAATCTATAAGATAATCTTTCTAAATCATCAATGTGATGACATCTCCAAGTAACCGAAACATCACGATTAAAATAAACATTAGAAGTAGATGTATATTCTGATGTTAAAGATATTACGCCTGGTTGTGGTCTAAATTGTTCTTGAAGATTTGGGTTGTCTTTGAATTTGTATTTACCGCCTTGAGTTGTAACATCACTATATAAATCAAAACTATAATTTATTGGACTAAAACTTGTATCTGTTTCACCTTTATTATATTCTTGATTACTAAGTATTATGTCTCCTTTGTCAAATTGGTTATTTGTATTTCCGGTTGGTGATAATAATTTAGGTGATGAAAACATACTAATGTATGGCGTTCTTACAAGGTATTTTTGAATTTCATTTCTTGGATTTTTGCCATCATTTGGTGCATAAGGATTTTTATCTCTTTTTAAAGCTTTCTTTCTTTTATTTAAAGTTTCTTGAACTATTGGGTCAATTGGAAAACCTATCATTATATTACCTGTTCATTAGTGAAAACTCATCTAATATATCTTGTATTTCTGTTGGAACACGAAGTTGTCCTTTGAAATTTTCTGTGTATAGTGCTGTAAAACCTTTTATTCCATTTGCTTGTGCAATAATCCACCACAATGTTGGGTCTTTGTAGTATTCATTTGCTAAAACTTCCAACCTAGTTCCATAAGTCGGCTCAATAAATATGTCTGAATTTTTAACTGGAATTTTTGGGTATAATGTATAAGAATATGCTCTTTCACCACTTGGTTTTCTTTTTAATCTTGTGTCAATGTATCTACTCATCATTATCCTTATTGTGCTCCAGAGTCCCCAAAAGATACTGAGTTTTTCCAAGCATCTCTAAGACTAGCTTTTAATTCTTGTCTAAATGTTTTTTTATCAACCCAAGAATATTCATCTGTTCTATCAACATCATTATTATTAGTGTAAGTTCCTTGAGTATTATTTTTATCTGTTATCCAATTTAGTTCAAAATGTTTTCCTTTGGCATTTGGTAAGTATTTTCCAATGTAAACATATTCAACGGCTATTTGACAATAATGTGGTAATTGTAAATTATCTTCTATTTCCCAAGTTGAATTATCAGGAACTGACAAATTAAGTGATGCAATATATCCAGGTGTATCCGTGTATAAATTACCAATAGTTAAAGTTGTGATTGGTGAAACCATTGTTTGTCCACCATAAGCCTCTGTATAATTAGGATAACACATTCCGTATAAATAATTTATTTTTTCCCATAGAACTGGCATTTCTTGTCTTGATTTTGGATAAACATCAAAGGTAAAACTTACTTGTCTATTAGTTCCTTGATATGTGTAAACATTTTCTGAACGACCAACGTATCTTTCTGGATTGTATTCAGTTGATACATTGTCTGTAATACCGGTTAAAATTGCTCTAAATGTAATGTGTTTGTCATTGTAAACATCATAAAATTTAAATGGTATAATATCTTTATCACTTGCATCTTCTCCGTAAGGTGCTATGTTTACTGTGTCTACATTCTTAGTAGATTTACCACCTTTGATTGGCCCTTCAAATGTTCGTGATATTTTTTGATTAACATTAAGAACTTTACTTCCTTGTTCACCAAGTCCTTTTACTTTTTTATATGCTTTGGCTTGGTATTTTTTTAATTTAATTTCTTCACTAACATTTAATATTTTTGAAACTGCTCCTATATTTAACGGGTCTTTTATAATGTCTTTAACACCTTTTCTAATGTTTTCAAAAATATTTGCAGTTTCCACTATATTGTTTATACTTTCATTTCCGTAAAATATTTGATTTTGCTTAATAGAATCTTCATATGTGTTTTCTAATGGAAGACTTCCGATTCCAAATTGTTTTAATCCCTTTAAAAAGGTGCTAGCTGTTGTATTGACATTGTTTTTTTGAAGTAAACTTGTTTTTCCTTCTACTGAAACCGTAGATTCTAATTTTGTTTCAATTTCACTATCGTTTTTTGCATAAGGACTATTGGGTGTAAATTTCCCTCTGAATTGATTTAATTTTGATTTTAAGTCTACTAATGCCATAATTTATCCTAGTCGAAAGCTAAACTCTTTCTATCTCTGTTTCCTTGTGAAAGTAGTGCTGTTATTTTAATTAATTCTTCAACAGTTAAATCAACGGCTTGAGCTGCGAATCTAGTTTGTTGAGCTCCTAAACCTTCTATTCCACGAAGTTGAGTTGCTAATTCTCTATTTGCTTCTTCTGTTCTGTTTTGTGCACTTAATTGAACAAACCTTGCTAAACTTACTTGTCTACCCAATAAAATTGATAAAGTTTGTTCTTTTTGAATTCTATCAGTCACATCTAATAAGTTATCACCGAGTTGAACAACATTACCAATTTCTAAACCAACTTTTCTTGCTGCGGCAGCTGCTTTAATTAAATTTTGTTCTCCTTTTCCGATAAATGATGCGAATACTTCAGCACTAGAAGCTAAATCTTTAAATAATACACCAGGTGCTACACCCTCTGCTCTTGCTAAACTTGCTATTGTTTCAATGGTGTTTAGTGCTAAATCTTTTGATTGTCCTGTTGCTGCACTAACCGTTGCCAATAACTCAGCGGCTTCTTCATTTCCTAAACCAATGTTTCTTGCGGCTCTAGTTAATTCTAAAGAGAACCCTACGGTTTGTAAATTTACTTCACCAAAAGTCTTTGCTAATGCTTTAAATGTTTCTTCAACATCCTCAGATTCTAATAAAAATGCTTTTGATGCAAATGAAGCGGCTTTTATTGCTGCTGTAAGTTTTGTTGCTTCAACAACACTAAAACCAAACTCTCTCCTAAGTTCTTGTGCATCTTTTACTAAACCAAAAAGGAATTTACCAGCGGCTAATATTGCTGCACCTATTGCCAAAAATGGATTTGCTAACAACACCGATATAAATGCTCTTGCATTTTTTACAAGGTTGGTGAAACCTGTTTTTAATTTGTAAACAATTTGAAGTTGGTCGTCTGTAAGTTTAAGTAATTTACCAGTCATCTTTACTCGTTCAACTGCAGCTTTTCCGATATTATCATCAACTTTTAAACCGGTTTTTTTACTATTTATAATCTCATTAACAACACCATTAATATCTTCCTCAATACCTAATGCTGAAGATAAACTTGAATTAACATCATCAGATGTTGATTGAAGGTCTTTTAAAGCTTTTTTTAAGTCTTTAGCTATATCCATAGACTCTTTACTAGGTCTACCTGGTTTGGTTTTTGGTGCCATAAATTTCCTATTTGTTTGTGTTTAATTTAGATTAAAAGTTTCTTACGATATCAGATGTTCTTTTCAGCTCTTTTTCTCTTTCTGATTTACTCATTTTATTCAATCTTTTTCTATTTTTTTGAAGAAGTGAGTCAACCGTATCTAAATCTTTAGCTAACTCAGGGTCTTGTTTTCTAAGTTTTTTCATAGCCGCAGATTTATTCTGGTCAAAAGCTTTTTTGAAAACCTTTTCTAAAAAATTATCAATTATATTTTCGTTTAGATTTTTGTATTTTGCCATAAGATTTTTCTTTCAGTAATAAATATAATGAAGTTGGGTTTTTGTGTTTAGATTTTAATTATTACTTTCTGTAACTTGACTTGGCTTTTTCTACAGCCTTTTGTTCGTCTTGGTATTCTTTTATTAATCGTTTAAAGTAAAATTGTCTTAGATAAACGGGTAAATTGTAGATTTCTGAAAAAGTAAATCCACCTTTTGAATAAAAGATTATTTGGAAAATTTGTTCGTGAATATCTCGTTTATAATCGGGACTCAGGCCAAAAAAACCCAACGGTGATAGGCACCGTCGCTGTCTCCTTTCCACCTTGACTATTTTTAACTTCTGATGTGAAGTCAATGGTTGGTGTGATGGATGTTATGTGTTCTCTAAATGCTAATGAATCTACTGAAAGGAACTCGTTGTCAACAAAGTTATTGATAAATTTTCTATCTTGATTTCCGTCAACTGAAATAATTTGGTATTTCAAACGAGTTGAATTTTCTGGTTCTACATCTTTATAGACTTTTTTCAAAGCATCTACTTCGGTTGAAATTTGTTTTTCTAAATTATTTGTGCTTAATTGAAACATTAATGTTCTTTTTGTTTTAGGTAAATTAAAACTAAAAACATTTTTTCCTTTTTCAAATTTAGACAAATCTATTTTTGTTTCTTTTAACTTAGTTAAATCAATTTTACCTTTAACTTTTTCACCAAAACTATCCACATAGTTGAATTCATAATCTTTACCATATGCTAGTATTCTTGCTCCAACAATAAGTGCATTTTTATCACCAATTAGTATATCGTCTAAATTAATAGATTTATCAATGATTAATGTTTCTAGTAATTTATCTAATACTATTCCTTGTTGAATTAAATTAACTGATGTTAGAATATCTTCTTCACGAGCAGTCATATATTTCATTTCTACTTTACCACTTGACAATGGATTGTCTTCTGGGTAGAGATGTCCTTTTGACGGCAGTTCTATAAACTCCGTAGGAAATTTGCTTTCTGTCATTATTACTCCTTTTATTTAAAACCTTTTAAATAACTATATTATTTTTTACCACCGAAGATTTTTTCAGCACCTGCGATACCAAAACAACCTAATGTGATAATAACAAATGAATTATAAATAAATTCTTGTATTACTAGTTCATTACCGAATGCACCAGTAACCATATCAACAATACTTGTTATTGTCATTACTGCGAAAGACATAAAACCGATTATTGATTTTTCATTATATTCATTTTTATCTTTAAATATTTCACTAAATCCCATTTTTTACTCCTTAGAATTGTAGAATTGCATAATCATATTTTAGAGTTAATGCAATTTCAACTGGGTCTGATGTTGCATAATCCATAGTTCCAAAATTAGCTGCTTCAATGTAAGTTCCTTTTAAAGTCCATTCTTCAACTATGTCTCCAACTGGTCCTAATAAATTAAATGTAATGTCTCTTTTGTAGAAGTCAGAATAACCTTGACGACCTGTTACTGATTCGTGATGTTCTCTAATCCACTCCATTACTGATTGTGCAGCTGATGGAACTACTGGGTCATACAAAGTAATTTCTAATGGTTGCCAAGCACCTTTACCTTTAACATATCTTTTAACATTAATGTGTTCCAAGATAACTTCGTCAAACTGAATAGAAGGTCTATTCATTGCTTTGATTGTGAAGGCTGGTATACCTTCGATATACATAATGAACCTATTTTGTGTTTTAGGTTCAAAAGGTGTAAACATAATTTCTGATGGGTCTAATAGTTCAGCCATTATA